CTCAGGCTGAACCGGCTATTGACCATGTTGGCAGTGAATATGGAAACGCTTGGATCGGTAGTCAAAGATTACAACCTCAAACACGTTAAGGGTGTCCAGACAACTCAAATGACTAAGTACCCTGAATCCAAGGAAATGAGAGGACTGATGAAACTCGTTGCCAAGGACAAAGGCAAGTTAGGATATAAACTGACTTACTTCAGTGAAATCAAGGTAAGAACCAAACAGCAAACACTAATCGAATTTCTAAAAAGAGAAGCAACATGGTTGAAGGAACGAAGCAAAGAGAAATCCCTGAATGGATAGAAACGATTGCAGACCTTGGCGAAGGCATCATAGTAGCAAGGGTAGCAATTGAAAACATCAGGGAACAGGACGTAAATGCACAGGTAATGCCACCGGAAATGTTCAGACAATTGACGGAAAACATTGGCAAAAGACAGGCACTCGAAAGTTTGCCTTTTTGTGCGTTAACCGACAAGGTTGAAATGGTATCAGGTCACCACAGACTGAGGGCAGCAAAGGAAGCCGGTTTAAAAACAATCATCATCCTTTTAGACGTTTCCGGCCTGACAAGATCACAGATCGTTGCCAAGCAAATTGCACACAACGCAATCAACGGATTCAGTGACAAGTCAACCCTCATGGAACTTGCCAAGATGATCACAGATGTAGATGATATGATTGAATCCTACATTGGCAAAGACCTTTTGAAAGAGCAGCTTGAAACGCTTGACAAACTGATTTCACCAAGTATGCTATGTGAATGGAAAGAAATTGGTTTCATGTGGTTGCCTCACCAAATCAAAGACCTTGATAAACTGGTCAATTTGTGCAAATCCAAGGCTTTCTTGGGAGCATCGCCTATCGAAGAATACAATACCTTCCTTGAAACCTTAATGAAGTACCAGAAGTTTTCTAACATCAAGAATATTGGATCGGCTGTACACGCTATGATTGACAATGCAATCAAGGTAATGGATGAACAGGGATTTGAAGAAAACATTGAATGGAAACCAATTTCCAGTATTACCGGATCGGCAGCAATGCCAAAGAAAACCATTGACACCCTGAAGGAAGCATTCAAGAAAATGGAAGACACCGGACAGATTGAAAAAGGCAAAGCATGGCAAGGACTGGAACTTCTTGCTAATAAATATCTTGGTAAAAACTAAAAAACTAACAAAATGAAAAAGCCAGTAGGTCACTATGAAATTGAAGACTCCAAAGACGGACAGTTCTTCTTCAACCTTATTTCCTCAAACGGAAATGTCTTGGCAACGTCAGAAACAGAAAAGACAAAGCAATCAATCAAGAAAGCAATTCGTTCAACCAGATGGAATGCTTTTTGGGGTGGAGTAATTGACAAAACAAAATCCAAGAAATCATGAAATCACCTGACGATTGGAGCAACATATTTTTCAACCTTGACGGTGAAGAAATGACGTTCCCAAACTTGGTTGAAGCTGTTCAGAAAGAGGCAAGGGATGAGGCGGTTGATGATTGTACACAGTTTACAGGAATTGACCTTAAACACCTGAAATATGAACAAGTTAAACGCATGGGTTGATTGCTATGTACCCTTATTCATCACGTTCCTTGTAATCCTTGGAACAGTAATCTTGGCTATAAGTGCCATAAAAGAGTTAAGAACTGCACCAACGCAGAGAGAAAGAATCAAAATGATCCGAATTAAACGAAAACATCATGTCAAAAGGCAGACCATCAAAATATACAGAAGACTTTCCTATCCTTGCTGAAGGCTACGCTAGGGAAGGCTTAAACGATAAGGAAATCGCTGCAAAGCTAGGAATATCAATTGCTCAGTACTACGTTTATCAAAATGACAATCCAGACTTTTCAGAGTCAATTAAAAGGGGGAAAGCACCGGTTGACACTATGGTAGAAAATGCCTTACTCAAAAGGGCGTTAGGATATGACTATACTGAGCAAACGACTGAAATCAAGATGGATGCGAAAGGCATACCTCAACCTGCAATGGTTAAGAATACTGTCAAGCACGTAGCCGGTGACATTGGTGCAATGGCCTTCTGGTTGAAGAACCGGAAACCTGCCGAATGGAAAGACAAGCATGAAATGGCGATTGATGTAAACAAGATACCGGTGATCAGAATCGGGTATGAATCAGATGATGAAAAGGAATAAACATTATTGTCTGGCTGTCAATTAGTTGTTGAAATATCAACTTACAATCGTTTGTCTTCGTCCGGCAAGCGATTTTGTATTTGAAAGAAAAAGACCAGAATAAGTAACAAATTGAAAGCATGGCAAAGCAACCTGAACTGAACATTTCACTGAATCCGAAACTATTCAACAACATTTACTGGCATCTGGAAGAAGCCTTTGATGATTTGAACATTCGGTACATCTGGTGTTATGGTGGTTCGTCAGCATCGAAAACTTATTCAGTCGTACAGTTGATAGTCAAGAAAATGTTATCCTTATCCAAGGAGAATACGCTTGTTTTAAGAAAGTTCCACGTTGATATAAAAGACTCAATTTACTCAGACTTCAAAACTATCATCGGAGATTGGGGTTTGACTGAATACTTCTTAATTCAGACCGATTTTATTCTATGCAAGTTGACCGGCTCATTTGTCCGGTTTAGAGGCTTGGATGATTCGGAAAAGGTAAAAGGTATCACTGGATTCAGAAGGGTGATCCTTGAAGAAATCAGTCAGTTTGACGAACAGGACTTGAAACAAATCAAGAAACGTTTGAGAGGTCGTGCCGGACAGCAGATTATAGGCATCTTCAACCCTATCAGTGAAGAACACTGGATTAAGACCAATGTATTTGATCAGGAAGTACTCACTGAAATTCCTACTGAAGACATGGAAGGCAAGTGGATCAATGAAAACGGCAACACTGTAATCATGCAAACGAATTACTTGTACAACGTATTCATTGTAGGCCGTTGGAAAGACGGTAAGCAAGTAGGTGGTTTTATAGATCAGCACGTAATTGAAGACTTTGAAAAAGACAAGCTGACTGACAATGCCTACTATCAGGTTTACGGCCTTGGTAATTGGGGTAAGATAAGAACAGGCGGTGAGTTCTGGAAAGACTTTGATGTGAACCGGCATCTTACGAATATCGGCTATGATCCAGAACTTCCAATCTTCATGTCTTGGGATGAAAACGTCAATCCTTACTTAACCTGTTTGCTGTGGCAGATACCAACCATTGATAAAAAGAAGACAGCTATCCAGATTGATGAAATATGCTTGCCAGACCCTAAGAACAGAAGGCATCATGTCTGCAATGAATTTATGGCACGTTATCCATTAGTCAAAGGTTTGTATGTCGGTGGTGACCGGACTTCAATGAAGGAAGACACTGCCAAGGAAAAGGGTGAAAACTTCTTCACTGATATTCTGAAATACTTGCATGGATATAGGCCAACGCTAAGAATCCAATCTTCCAACCCTTCAGTTGTTCAATCGGCAGGTTTTATCAACTCATGCTTTGCCGGAAGGGTTGACATTCCAATCTTAATCAATGAGAAGTGCCGGAAAAGCATTTACGATTATCAATATGCCTTGGAAGACTCTGACGGAACACTGAAGAAGTCACACAAGACCAATAAACTAACGAAAGTGACGTATGAAGAATTTGGACACGCCTCAGATGCAATGCGATATTTCATGACGGTGGCCTTTGCCAATGACTACAACATTTACCTTAGAGGCGCAAGAAATTCATTACCGATTATTGGAAAGAATGTGTCAAGGAATGCTTACTAAAAAATATATCACAGTTCCGGTTTGTATTTACAGAATAATTTTATATTTACGAAGTAATTGTCCGAAAATTTAATCATTAAATCAATACGTTATGAAAGAAAAAGGAAATGCTCAGAGTTTTGCAGGTGCTAATGTTATTCGTGGTGGACAGAATAACGAAGCCGGTAATGTACATGGAAGATACGATGTGAAATGCTATGACAAAGATGGAAACCTGAAATGGGAAGACACCATTGAAAATATCATCACTGATCTTGGTGCAAATCAGTTGTTAGATTCAGCATTTGGTGCAGGGCCAATTGCAGGCCCATTTTTAGGCTTGATTAGTTCTGTTGGATATACTGGTATTCCGGTTGCAGCAGATACCATGCTTTCTCATGCTTCTGGTGGTCACGTATGGAACGAAGCCGGTAACGGAGTGAACTATCCTGTATGGACAACACCGGCTGCAAATGCAAGGGCAACCATTGCTTTCTCAGCAGCAGCAGCAAGGGCAAAGGCTTTGTCAGCAGTTGCAGCATTTACCATTGGAGCAACCGGTGGAACTGTTAAGGGTTGTTTCATTGTCTTCGGAACAGGAGCAGTAGCAACGAATAACAATACTGGCGGTGTACTTTATTCTGCCGGTGTATTCTCAGGTGGTGACAAAGTGTTGCAAACATCTGACGTATTGCAGGTAAGTTACTCAACCTCAATTTAAAAAATATGTACATTTTAGCAGCAGCCGATACGTTGGCTGGAATTGCAGATGTTGCATCTAAAATAACGTGTACTATATTTGGTATGGAACTGAATGCAGGTGTTGAAGTGTACAAAGTTCTTGATCAAAGGCAGCTTGCTTCATCGGCTGCAACCATTTATACCGTACCGGCAAGCACTCAGGCGTTCATACGAACAATATCAGTAATAAATACAGATGTTGCAGCTTCACACACCTTCCAATTGTTCAGGGGTGGAACGGCTGCGGTGAACGCAATTACTCCTATCTTCAACCTTCCGGCAGGTGGATCAGCAATTTATGAAGACGGTGTTGGTTGGTCTGTATCTTCAATAGCAGTTGGAACGACTCTTGTGAATGACATACACACTGGATATTCAGACTATGCAGCAATCGCAAATCCGGCTCTACCGGCTGTCGATACCATGAGAGTATATGCAAGGAAAACTGCCGGAAGAATGTTATTGAAGTGGATGCCACCAAGCGGATTAGACACACCTGTTCAACCGGCTTTATTTGGAAACAATGTTTTGTTGTATATGCCAAACACAGGAACAACAGGAGGTATTAATATTGGAACACCTTGGACGGTTGGAACGACCATTGGACACCCTCAGCCTACTGCCGGAATGTACAACCAAATGAAGCGAACCACTTCAACAAATGTTGTTACTACTACGAATCAGGTACTTGGTGTTTCAAGTATTGTAGCAACGGCTGCATCATTCTGGCGTGGAAACTCTGCCGGTCTTGGTGGTTTCTTTTTCTTTGCAAGATTTGGAATTGAAACACTAACTGCCGGTTCTCCATTGGCTACAAGATTATTTGTAGGACTTCATTCTGGAACGACAAGTATTCTTGCCTCAGATACGATACCTGCAATTAGTGCGATTGGTTTATGGCACGACACAACCGATGGTGCAGGTGTTATCAATCTATTGACAAAGGACGGATCAACAGGGGTGAAAAATGCACTGACAGGTTCACCGGTTACACCTTATGCAACTGGACAGGCGTATGACTTCTATATGTTCTGCAAACCGAACGACTCAGTTATTTATTACAGACTGGATGATTTATTAACCGGCAACACGCTTGTTGATAGTTCAATCTCAACAACACTTCCAAACAACGGTGTATTTATGGGTGCAGTTGTTGGAATGAGTAATGGAACAGCAAATGCGGTTGCTTCAACAGTTGCTATTGGCGTAAACAGGGTTTATGTAGAATCTGACCATTAACATTTCTTATGGCAAGGTTAAACGCTAGGTGGGATAACTTTAGCAAGCGTGGTCAAGTTTGGGATCACTTTTGGATGGACACTTCTTCAACAGAAATTGTTGTTGAGGTGTCTAATGCCGTTGATACACAGTCTGCAATATCCATACTGTCAGCAGCAACCATAGAAACCGGAAATGCTACTGATTTGAACAGTGCCGTTTCCTTAATCTCTGACAATGTTGTTGAGTCTGGAACAATCGTTTCTACTCAGGACGGTGTTGTTGTTAAACTTTCAACCATAGCAGAAACCGGTTCGGTAGTTGATACTGAATCTGCAACCCAAATATCAAAGGCGATTGTTACGGAGTCTGGAACAGGCATTGACACAGAAGACGGTATTGTTATTCGATCATCGGCTATTGTTGAGAGTGGAAATATTACAGACCTTGAATCAGCAAGTCAAATATCCAAGGCAACAGAACTGGAAAGCGGAAATGCAACAGATAGTTCCAATGCAATCATTTATCAATCTGCCAGTGATAATGAAACCGGATCGGCAAGTGATCTTCAGTCAGCCAAGCAAATCTCAAATGGATCGGTTAACGAATCTGGAAATGTCACCGATAGTTCTTCTTCAACCGTAATTGCTGCCGGTGAAATCATTGAAACAGGAAGTGCCACAGATCAGGAATCAGCTACACAAATTGCAAATGCCAGTGCAAACGAAACGGCAACCGGCCTTGATCAACAGTCTGCAACACAGATAGCAGTATCAAGTATCTCTGAAGACGGTTCTGTATCTGACAATGAAAGTGCGGTACAGACTTCAAATGCAATAGTATCTGAAAGTGCAAACGCCATTGAATTGTCCGATGCAACCATTATTGCCGGTACTGTCACTGTCAGTGCAGACATAGAAGAACATGGATCGGCTGTAGATGAAATCAACTCAACTTCCATATCGAAATCAAGCATTGTTGAAACAGGATCGGTTGTTGACACAACGACAGCAGAAAAGTTATCCAATTCAGCTATTGAAGAACATGGAACGGCATCTGAAGTAAGTAGTTCAACCGTAATTTCAAAATCAACCATAACCGAAACAGGTCTTGGCAATGACATTCAGGCTGCAAAGAAAACAACCGGATCAATCATTAACGAACAGGGAACAGCCGGTGACGTTGCTCAGTGTATTGTTTCTAAAACGACTGGAATCAATGAAAGCGGTGACATTGTTGATCTTTGTGATGCGATCATTATTCGGTCTGCCATTATCGCTGAAGTTGGAACAGCCAGTGACGTAATTGCAGCCGGTCTTATTTCTTACGCAACCATTGTAGAACACAGTAATGTAATTGAAACGATAGTTGGATCAGGAATATGCCAAGCAGTGATTGATGAAAGCAGTAATGCAGTTGATCTTATCAATGGTTTTAGGAGAGTACAATACCTGCAACCAGTCCAGAACATCAAATCATCCCTTCGTGAAACGGTAATCACTGGAACAAGCAACCAGTTGGACGTTAACCTGAAGGGAAGTACTCAATCAATCAAATTGTCAGGATTGGTTTCTGAAATAGAATTGGAAGGAAAAATAACCAAATAAAACTAAAGTCATGGGATTAGGTGATATAACAATTAAGAGAGGTCGAACCGGTGAAATCATTGTCAATGTTACAGGCATTCCAGACTGGCGTGACCTTGCTGCAAAGTTCTATGCTACGAATAAGTACGGCAATACTCCGATGATTGAAATCCTTGGTGAAATTACACCGGAAAGCAATTCAATTAAGTTCATTATTGGATCGCTCCAAACGGCAAGTATTCTTGCAAGTCAATTACTTTATGAAGTTGTCGTTTATTCTGATGATAGTGCCTTTGTAAAGACAGTAAAGTCAGGAACGTTGGCAATCGAAGAAGTGATAAAAGTAAATCCGAACGAATGATAGATTGGTTTTAATCAGTACATTTGAAAAACAAAAGATATGGACAGTTTTATTTTTTACGGTGACTATGCCAAGCAAATACAGAATGTAAATTTGCAGCAGATTATCGGCTCAAATCTTACAATCCTTGAAGCAATCCAAAAGGCAGCAGTTGAAGAATGTATCAGTTACCTCATACAGAAGTATGATACGACAAATGCCTTCCTTGCAGTTTCACAACACGACAAATCCAAGGCTTACAAGGCCGGTCAAACCGTTTATATGAACGCTTCGACTTACTCACCTTCACTTACCTATGTACTAGGCGCAAAAGTATTACAAGGGGGAAATGTGTACGTTTGTACGACTGCCATAACTGTTGCTGAACCTTTCACTATTGGACACTGGACATTGGTTGGCATACAGTATGAAACCTATTTTGCCAAGTACCCAAATGATCTGTTCAATTACCTGAAAGTGTATGTCAAGGGTGACAAGGTATTCTGGAAAGACAGGGTTTATACTTGCATCATGCCTT